CATTGATTGATTTATTTGAAATGTCGAAGACAATAACTTTTGGAGATTTGACATTCTCCACCACACTCCCATTGGTTGGCGGGCCGTATATGAACAGGCCCGTCGATTATTCAACGGAAGTGCGGTATGACAACATAGAACCTGGCGTTAACATAACGCGTACGACGGATCCCCCGCGCACCTCGAACCCTATCAAGGGTGCCATTGTTGAGGGTGTCCCCGTGCAGGTGGTTGCCCAATCGGAAGCTGCAACTCTACACGCGGTCAAAAAACGCTGTGACTATGCACCCCGGCCCGGCATAAGTAGCCATTTCCTGGAAGGACACGACGAGTTGATGAGTAAGATACACGTTCGTGAGGAAATCAGGCTTGACCGGGAGTGCATTGACGCTTATCTCACTGAGATGAGCGGTGCGAAGCGTGAGAGGCTGCAGGTGCTTCTCGATTCCATGGACTTCACCCTGCCCGGATACACGGACAAGGTCGTATTTGCAAAGAGCGAGGCTCTTTTGAAACATGATGGTGCCCAGCCAAGAGTCGTCTATCAGGGCGGCGATATGTATAATCTTGTGATGGGCTCTGTTGTGTTTTATTTGTCCCGTCGTATTGCTGAGGAGCTCAACCGCAAGAACCCCCTTAATAAGGGTCGCGAGGTCTTGTATTGTGTTGGCTTGACAGCAGACGAGATAAGCGATTTGATCCACCACACTCCCGGTAAAGCGGTGGAGAATGACTTTAAAAACAACGATGGCACCCAACCGGGTGCGATACGCAAATGGGAAGCCATGTTCTATTATAAACTTGGCGCACCAAAGTGGTTTGTTCGTGAGTTTGCAGGCAATACTAGCGTGCGCGTGTTCACGCGGTACGGCCTCAAGGGTAAGGTTGTCGGTCAGAGGTGGTCGGGCGAAGTCACCACCACGACCGGTAATGGCTACGTTAATGCATGCATCAGCCTTGCCGCGCTTAAACATGCAGGCATCACTAACAGCACCACTTTGGTTTATGGGGATGATAATTTGACATACACCACTCAAGATACTGCGCCCGTTAAGTCGGGATTTGAGATGGTTTCTGAATCGATTGGGATGAAGGCTGAAGTGAAGGAACCTGTGAACCGAGAAAGTGCCACTTTCCTTCGCAAAAGGTTCGTCCCATCGTTTAAGAGAACGTTCCCCGTACCCTCTTTTGGTCGCGTGCTCAGCAAGCTGCCTGTAAGATCGAATTACAACGCAGCCGTCAGCGATAACGATTACATGGCAGGCAAACTTTTGTCAGCCGCGTATGAACACAGGCACGTGGCCTCACTACGCAAGATCTTGCTAGAGGGCGCCGAGCAGTTGTCCGCCACACCTCACTTGGATATGCGAAACCAGGCGATGGCGTACAAGTATACTGCAGACGAGCTCAAGGAGATGACCGTTTCGGCCAACACGGTTGACCTCGACTGCTTCCATTCATTCCTCGATAAGGTTTAC